GTACATTTATACACGAAATGCTGCTGACCCTTTTTGGTCCGGTTGGACCACTGCGAAATGGGGTTTGCGTCTTGATGATATTGCATTCATGAAACCTTCTCTGGGTGTTGTGGATCCCACTTTGATGGAACTCATTTGCGTTGTAAACAATGTACCATATTGTCCCAATCAAGCTGAATTGAAAGACAAGGGAAAAACACCTGTAAAGGCTAAATTTGTCATTGCAACAACTAACACAATCAATTTAAATGCTCACGCATACTTTGCTTGTCCCCTAGCTGTACAACGTCGATTACCTATCATTGTGTCATTGAAACCTAAGTCTGAATATCAAAAGGCTAACATGCCTGAATTCATTAATCCAGATTCGTTACCTATGATTGAAGAAACATGGCCTGATTTTTGGGAAATTGAATGTAAGCAAGTAAAACCTGCCGCCAGTAGTGGTGGAGGTCAGATGGCTGAAATCATTCCAATTCCCGGGGCAAAATTTTACAATGTAAAGGATTTTTTGCGTTGGTTTGGAGAACAATCTAGTAAGTTTGAAATGATTCAGAAGAAAGCTATGACATGTGATGTTAAGATGTCTTCATTTGATGTTTGTCGAAATTGTTTTGCGTTATCATACGAATGTAATTGTGGAGCTTTGTCGTGTTCGTCACAGACCGTACAATTTTCACCTACAATGCAGTCATCTGATGAAACATGGAAACAATGGATGACTTCTTTGATTCGAGGTCAAGCTACACTAGATGTGCAAAATGATCGGCCTATTGGTGAAATTATTCATTCAAATGGTCAAGAGTATATTCGAAAGCTGGTCAATGGACAAGTAGTTATTAGTCCGGTACAAAGAGTATCACCGTCCGTAAACATGTCCCCAGAGCAATTTGAGGAATTGAAACCACATAATCTGTATAGAAATTACGCAGATATAGTGGATAGTATGATGGTGACACCTGAAACTCCTGCAAGTTTTGTGAGTGATTGTATTTCAGTTGTTGTTGAATGTTGTATGCGACTGTATTTTGATTACACATTTGTTCGAACTGGTGTGCGTTACGCTGCCACCCTCCCACTTGTACGCCGAGTTTTTTGGCGCTACTTGGGTGGATATACCAACAAGACTCGAGTTGTTCGGGTTTTAATTGGTTTGCTTGGAGCGAATGTTCAGAAAAAATTTGATAAAGTTAAAAATTGGCATTTGATTGTTGCAGCACTTACCACAGCTTCAGCTGTTTGGGCAGGTGTGAAGATTATCAAATCGCTAAATAAAAAGACTGAAGAAAAACTGGAGGTAGTTAAGAGTGATATGCAAGGTTTGCATTATTCCCAACTACCAAAAACTGAAAAAGAGAATATTTGGAAGAATGATTCTTTTCAAACAACATCATTTGATATCAACCCGATGATGACCAATTACCAGAATTTGGGTGTTGACACAGTGTGCAAAACTCTTTTGCGCAATATTGTTAATATTAAAGTTCAACATGGTGAAAATGTTGGTCGTCCTGGACGAGCTTTGTGCGTTGGTGGGCATTTGTATGTATCAAATAACCACATTTTTGAGGAAAAATCAGAAAAATTAGTTGTTTATATGTGTGAACAAGCATCAACTGATGGTGTGTCTAGAAATTGCTCTTTCACAATTGATCAGAGCTCGTTGTTACGTATGCCTGAAAAAGATCTTGTATTTTTTGAGGTTAATGCTGTTGCACCAAAGAAAGATTTGTCTTCACTTATTATGAAGTCTACATTTCGTGGACAATCAAAGGGTAAGCTCCTAGGTCGTAAGATTACAGGAGAATCCGAAATTCGTGATGTGAAACAAGTGCAATATGCCAGCATGTTTGCTCAACATACTATGCGATCGTATGATCATTGGCAGATGGATGTTGAAGAGAACACCGTTCAAGGTGATTGTGGTTCCGTTCTTTTGATGGAAACTGGTTCAGGATACATGATTGGAGGACTGCATCAACTTGGTGGTCTATATAATCGTGCATATTCTGTGCATGTGAATGATGTGACTGTTGATGCTGCTAAGAAACATTTTGGTAGGTATCTTGTTCAAAGTTGTCCACCTGAATTGGATGTTGAAGGATTTCGTCATCCATTCACATCTGAATTGAACCATAAAAGTTCAGTTCGTTGGATGGAGGAAGGTTGTGCTGCTGTGTACGGATCTTTTACAGGATTTCGACCACGCATGGTATCTAAAGTTTGTAGCTCTTTGTTGGGTGAAAAGATTAAAGATGTGCGTGATTGGAGTGTGCCTTTTGGTAAGCCTGTAATGAATTCGTGGAAACCATGGCACTTGGCTATCAAGGACGTTTTTGCTGCAAAGCATAATTATAAACGTTCAACCTTGAAAGCAGTGGTGAAATCATTCACTGATGATATTTTATCAGGTCTATCTCTAGAGAAGTTGGATGAACTGTGTGTATTGGATGACAATGCTTCCATAAATGGATTACCTGGGGTTCAGTTCGTTGATAAAATGAATTTGAACTCATCAATGGGCTTCCCGTGGAAACACTCGAAAAAATATCACACACTACCTGGAAAAGTTTCAAATGAACAGCCTGACGCTGTAACTTTTGATGTGAATGTTATGGAGCGTGTAGAAAAGATTCGAGCACGTTACAAAGCTGGGTGTCGTTGGATGCCCGTGTTCACTGGCCATTTGAAAGATGAACCAAAAGAACTTGCAAAAATTGAATTATCAAAAACACGTGTATTTACAGGTGGACCAGTTGATTGGTCACTTGTTGTTCGTCAGTATCTTTTGTCATTTGTTCGTGTTGTGCAACAAAACAAGTTTGTTTTTGAAGCAGGACCAGGTACAGTAGCACAATCCCTTGAATGGGAAGGTATTCGTGAGTACTTGGTTCAATTTGGTGAAAGCCGTATGGTAGCTGGAGATTATGGAAAGTTCGATAAAAAGATGCTTCCTGATTTTGTTTTAGCTGCTTTCGACGTCATTATCAATGTTCATCGTGCTGCTGGATGGAGTGATGAGGAATTGCGTATTTTGCAATGTATTGGTGAAGATATTGCTTATCCTTTGACAGATTTCAATGGTGATCTGATAGAGTTCTTTGGAACTAATCCCTCAGGTCAACCATTGACTGTCATTGTAAACAGCATTGTCAATTCACTGTATGTTCGGTATTGCTATCATGAATTGAATCCTAAAAGCGAATCTGTTTCATTCAAGGAAAATGTTGCATTGATGACATATGGTGATGATAACGTATTTGGTGTTTCCAAGAAAATTGATTGGTTTCACCACACAAGCGTGCAAACAAAGTTAGCCGAGATTGGTGTAGAATACACTATGGCTGACAAACATACAGCATCAATTCCATTTATTCATATTGATGACATTTCGTTCCTGAAGCGCGTTTGGCGTTGGGATCATGATGTAGAGTCGTTTGTGTGCCCTCTTGATGAAGGATCAATCAAGAAAATGTTGACTATTTGGATTCCTTCTAAGACTATTAGTTCTGATTTGCAGATGGCAGCTGTCATCGAGAGTGCATTGAATGAATGGTTTTTCTATGGAAAAGAACGTTTTGAAAAAGAAAGAAAATTTCTTGTTGATCTGGCTACAGAAAACAATTTATTGTCCAGTTGTCGCTCTTCAACTTTTCCCATGTGGGAAGAATTGTATGAGCGGTTTTGGCGTAATTCGTTGGATGTGAAGATCAATAGAATGCATACGGTCAAGACCATGTCCGTGCTCGCTTCATTGCGTGCTAAAAAGAGCCAGTCTGTTAGCTATTCTGCAGAAAACGTGTGGGAACACGAATTCTGAGTGTGGGCGCAGAGCTTTCGGGGGGCCTGGATCCCTGGAACTTTTGAGTTTTGTATGTAAAGAAATACGGTATCCAAAATCTGAGAGTGGAGTTGGGTGTGAAGCTCTCTTATAGAAATTAAAGTACCTAGCAAAAATTATAAAATTAACCTTGGGATAGGTGATAAAACCCAAAAAACAAAAACCCGTTTACCATCGTGTAACAGTTTTACCACGAGTGGCGAGTGTCATTGTGGTGGAGTGTTTGAGATGAGTTGCGGTTCCAGAAATGCTGAATGTTCCTCGTGTGAGAACGTGTATACTAGAAACAAAAAGTTTACGTGCTATGTTTGTGCTAAAACTCAGAATTGTGGAATGTGCGTGATGCAATCTGGAGATGAACCCATGAAAGATATATTGATTTCCCAGCAAGAAACTGTCACTTTTCAAGACAATGATGTTGGAGATCATGATGGATTTTCGGTGGACTATGATGATTTAGTTCGTGCTGACGCTGCGGAAGGTGCAGGTCTAGAAAATTTTTTATCACGCCCAGTTAGAATCCATTCTTTCACATGGAATGAAGCTGATCCAATAGGTACCACTCAGTCTATTCGACCGTGGTCTCTGTTTTTCAATAACGCCAATGTGAAGTTTCGAACAAACAATTATGGTTTCATTCGGTGCAATTTGAAAGTTAAGGTCATGATTAACGCTTCTCCATTTTACT